AAGCGTTCCACCTATTTTTGTAAATGTTTTTCCTACATTTTGTAGGCTCTTTGATGCACTTTGAAGTCCTTTTGATAGTGAGGAAATATCTGCCGATATCTTGACAACTAGATTTCTAATTACTGCCATTATTCATTCCTCCTATTTAATAATTACTCCTTTCTCTGCCGCCATTGCTTTTAGAATTGCATCACTTCTACTTTGTCTTTGCTTTGGTCTTCTAATATCTTTAATAATTTTTTCAAGTTTAGGTAATTTCTTTTGTCTCGCAAATGCTTCTACATGCCATGCAAGCGTAATAATATTTTCAAACTTCTGATTACTTTCCTTACTTTCTTGTTTACCAAACGCCTCAGTTAATGCTTTATCCTCATGATATAATCCAGCATAACAAATGACTAACATATCTTTAATTCCAACATTGCTTAAATCTAGTTGCATTAAAGGTTTACTTGTAATATCTTCAATTTTAGCAAGAGCATTAATCCCATATCTTAATGTTCTTGGTTTATCTAGTTGAATAGTAATTCCTTTTTTCATTAATCGTTGCTATCTCCTGTACCTTTTTCAAATATTAATACTCCATTACCTGTAAATTCAATTGAAATATTGACAACATCATCTACTGGGTCTTCACTCGATGCACTCCACTCTTTTAATCCTGCTATATATTTTTTCCAATCATCACCTAATGCAGTTGTTTCAAGTGTATCAAGTGATAATTCTAGCGACCAACTTTTAATACCAACTACTTTAGTTGAACCACTATCTCCTATAATAACCTTACCGTTTTTACCAGCAATTGCCATAATTTATTTTTCCTCCTTATAATGAAATTCAAATTCTATAAAACTCATGAATTCATCTACATCAAATTTAGTGATGTATTACCATTTAGTTCTGAATCAGTTTTAATAAAAGTGGCATCTATAAAGACACCACCCATATTACCATGTAAGTCTTGAATTGCTTTTTTCACAAGACGTGACAAGGATCTTGCCTTTTTGTAAGTCTTGGCATGACTTGTAATTTGAATTGTCTGCCTAACAAATCCTGTATCTCCACCTAAAGCTGAATCATAATTAGCAAGCACCGGGGCATAAACAAGAGAAGGAAGCACACAATTTTGAGGAAGAACTATTGGATATATTCTATTTCCTACTTCATTTGTTATTTCTTCATTTTCACTTAAATGTTTAAATAAACCTTCACAAATATCCATTACATTCTACCTCCTACCTCATTTGATACTTTTACTACAATTTCTTCATTAATGTTTGTTTGCTTTTTATCTACAGCATTTCTCATAAATGGTTGTGCTGGTTGATTTTTAGTTCCTAACTCTACATGTGTTCCATATTTTAATGACTTGTCAAAATCAATCTTTACTGTTGCTTTAGTTTTTGTTTGTTTATCTTTAACAAGTTTTAGACTATTTCTTAGAGCACCAGTATCAACAGGACAATTTTGTCTTGTTTCTTGTAAGGCAATCTTCCCACCTTCCATTGCTGCTTTCATTAATACATTCCCTGCCGCATCTTCCATTTGTCTTAACACTTTTACAATTCTTTCAGCACCATCAATTGCAACTTTTACTTTACGTTGTTTTGCACTATATCCCATAAGATACTATTTCCTTGCAATTTAAAATCTTTACTTTATGATCTGTATCTTTATCAATAATACCAATGATTTCATATTGCTTATCTTGATATCCAATTCTATTTAATACTGATACAGATGTATTATATCTGATCTTAATAGTTGTAGTATTTTCAGCTTCTACTTGCTGTGATTTAAAGTATTCAGTTCCACTTACAGGTTTAATGTATGCCCAAACTGTTTTCTTAACTATCCACTTTTTGTCTTCTCCACCGAATGAGTCTTTTGTTACTTGTTCTTCTAGAATGTCTATTCTTCTATTAAATCTTGCAATGTCCATTAGAATCTCTCCTTTCGATATGCAAAAAGCATTCTTCTTACCAAATCAAGAGTATCCTTGATATCTAGTCCACTCTTATCATCTCTATTAACTTGTCTTTCTTCATAAAGTGTTCCAACAATGATTAGAGCAGCTTGTTTTATTGGCTCTGGAACGTTATCAAACACATCAATCGAATATCTTAAGATTCCTTCTACTAATACTCTTGATGTAATAATCAATGAAGTGATGAGTGCATCATCTTCTTCATGATCTACTTTTAAAAAGTTCTTTGTTTCACTTAAAGTTAACAATGCACTCACTCTCCTTTATTAATCTGAATATCTCGGATCATATGTAGTTGCAATAATAACACCACTTACAGTACTTGATGCTACTGCCGTTGTTTCTACTGCAATTCTATCATATTTACCTTTTAACTTATCTGCTTCAAGTGTTAGTACAATTACACCAGTACTTCCTTCAGTTCCACCGATTGTAAACTCACACCCACTGGCTTCTACATTATTAAAAGTGTTTTGACCAATTTTTTCTTTAAATGGAATGTATTCTTTTGTACCATTTTCTCCAAGTTTAGCGGCTACTTTAATAGTAGTTACTCCTTCAGTTCCTTCACCTGTTGCTATAATTAAGTCAACTGTCTTATTTAACGATAGTTCCACAAAGTCTGATGTAAAATCGGATGCAAAAATAGCACCCACTTCTTTTAAAACTTTATGCTTAACTAGTGATTTTGGCATAATGCTTTACCTCCTAGTTACGTTTTGCAATTGTAACAAATGGTGAAACAGATGAACTACCTTTATAAGGTGTTAATGGTTTATTCCAAATTGGTTGACCATCTACACGATAAATGAATCTGAACACATTTTCATCATATAAGAATCTTACATGAATTGAGCTTGTTGCATTAATACCACCCTTGTCTGCAAGTAAGTATTGACTTAAGTCTGCTAGGATAATATCTCCTACTTCTCCTGCCGCACTACATTGTTCTAGTGGAATTACAGGTCTACCAAAAATTGTTCCATAAGGTTTTTCTGATAAACCACCAGCTGGTACATATACTGGTGTATCTCCAATCTTTAATGTATAAAGGTATGGTTCAATTTCTTGATTAATATACCATACAGCGTTATTTCTTGAACGAGCCCATAATCTATTCCAAGCTTTGATTAAATTTTCCACTGTTAACTTATCAGTTTGACTTGATTCTTTTGCAACTGTTACAAGTGATCCTGATTTTAAAATACCTAAAGGTTCTCCACTACCAGTACCATTAATAATTGCATCATCAATCTTGAATCCAAATTCATCAGCAAAGGCTTGTCTAATAACACTTTCTAAAGCTGATGCATCTTGAAGTAATTCATCAGTTGCATAACATAAGCCTGTTAGTTTTTTAAGTGATAATTCTAACACTCTAAATTTTGGTTTTGAACCTGTTAATTGGTCGGCTTCTCCTTCCCAATATGCTTGAACACCACCAAAGCGACTACCGTTTGCACGACTATCTTCATCTACTGAATTGATCTTTAATCCGTTAGCATTTGTTGAAATAGGAATCTTTTTAACTTTGCTTGCAAGAATTCCTGTTTCATAAGTTTTCTTTAATAGTTCAGATACGAAATCTTGTTGAACTAAAAAACCACCATCACTAGGATTAGTTTCATTTAAACCACTTGCTGCTCTAGTTGTAAGTCTTGAATCAACTTTACCACCTGGCATTGAAGCACGATATGTGGCGATTAATTGTTCCCCAAATGTTTTAAATCCGCGTTCACTCTTTTCTGGCATCGGTTTACTTTCTACAGTTTCTTCCACATCTTCTGTTTCCATTGCCATCATCTTTTCAGCACGTTTAATTGATTCATCCCAATTACGAATCTCCATTTCCATTTTATCAATTTCTTTTTGTTCTTCCTCAGTTAGGAATCGTTCTTCTTTTTCCGCCTTATCAAGAATGCTCATTGCTTTTAATCTTGCATCTTCTCTTTTGGCTCTCATTTCTAATAACTTCTTCATTGTCATTTTCAGTTCCTCCTAAATAAATTTTGTACGAATGCTTTGAAGTTTTTGTTTTGCTTTGGCTCTTTCTTTTGAGTCCTTTGCTTCATCCCTTTTTGACTTATAATTGTTGTATTCTTCCATTGCTCTTACTCCACAATCTGTTTGAGTGTAAGCTGGAAATGTTACAATACTTACATCAAATAATTGGACTTTCTTTATTTCTCTAATGTCGATTCCATCTTTAGTACCCCAAGAATCATCTTCGACAATAAAGCCAATTGACATTTGTGAAATATCTCCACGTCTAATATTTTCTACAAGGTCTTTTGCAGTTTGAGTATTTGGTAGTAATATTCTCACTTTTAATCCGATATCATCTTCTTCAAGTTCAAGAGTTCCTGCTTTGTTTCTTCCAAGTACAAAGTTAGGGTCATGATTGAACAATGCTCTAATATCATCTACTTTAATTGTGTCAATGAATGCTCCCTTTCTTACAATTTCTTTAAAAGGGAAAAGACCTCCTAAAAGTTCACTCCAAGAATTAAATACTGAGGCATGTCCAATGATTTCTCCTGCCTCTTCATCTTCTATTCTTAATTCCTGTAAGGGAAGCATTCTTATTTCTTTTTTAGTTTTCATCTTTGTCTTCCTCCTTAATTTTTCTAATTGGCATCATATTTCCGTTAACCAGATAATCATCTCCTCCTAGTTCATTTGGTACTAATGGTAATTCTTCTAGACGTCTAATGTCATTTGTTGATAACCATCCATTTTGTCTACCTATTGCATATCCTTCCATTCTTGACTTATAATCTCCACGAAGAAATCCATCTACATTAAATCTTGCAAAGTATAATGTTCTTTCTTCTTCTGATAATAAGCATTTCGCTATCGCTTGTTCCCATCTCACTAGCCAAGGTCTTATCGTATGTTGTACAAATTCAATTGACTGGTGTTCTATATTTGAAAATGTTGCTCTTTCTAAATCTCCAACAAGGTGTGGTGGTACTCTAAAGATTCTGCATATTTCGTTTACTTGATATTTTCTAGTTTCCAAAAACTGTGCATCTTCTGGGGCAATACATATTGAGTGGTATTTCATTCCTTCTTCTAGAACTGCTACCTTATGTGAATTTCTTGTTCCTTGATATACTTGATTCCAACTTTGTCTTAATTTCTCTGAATCTTTTAATATTCCCGGATGCTCTAGAACTCAACCAGGTCTTGCTCCATTACCAAAGAACTTTGCTCCATATTCTTCAGTTGCTAAACTCAAACCTACGGCTTCTCTAGCCTGTGCAATCGGTGATAATCCTTTTACTCCATCAATCGATAAACCTTTTAAGTGAAATATCTGATTTGGTTTGTATGCATAGGTTTTGTTTGTTATATCATCTGAATATGTATATTTAATCTTGCCTGTTTGACTATCACGTTCAACTGTCATATAGTTAGGTTTTAAATACCACAGTTCAGTTACATGACCTTGCTTTCTTATAATTCGTGCATATGCATTTCCCCAAAGTAGTACGGAAGTCATCATTATTTCACGAAACTCGAATGATGTCATTTCATCATTTGGGGATTCATACAGGCATGAAAAAAGCGGATGTTGATCCGCATACTCATTTTTACCATCTTTTCCTTTTTTGAATAAATGCAAGGGAAGACTTGCTACTGATTCAGCTAGGATTTTTACACAAGCATATACTGCCGATGTTTGCATTGCTGTTGTTTCATCAACTCTTACTCCACTGTTGTTATTTCCTATCTGATTATCAAAGTCTACTCCTTTAATAAATTCTTTCATTTGTTCACTTGGCGAAGATCTAGTTTCTACTTTCTTTTCTTTTCTACTAAATAATCCCATTGTTTTATCCTAGTCAATTAGTTCTACTCCATTTCTAAAGTGTTGAACTTTCTCATTAGGGCTATGCTCTTTAAATCTTTTAACTATTACATCACAATACTTTGGTTCAAGTTCTAATGTGCAGCATTTTCTATTTAATTGTTCACAAGCAATTAGCGTAGATCCACTACCACCGAACGGATCTAATACAATATCATCTTCATGGCTTGAATTGTAGATGAGTTTCGCACACAAAGTAATTGGTTTCATCGTAGGATGTTCTGGTGAGCGATTAGGCTTGTTATCATGGATTACACTTACGGGTTCTCCAATTATTTTATTTAAGATTTCTAATAATTCTTGTTTACTCATTTTCTTACCATTTAATCTTAAATCTTCAATGACAGTTGAAATGGTTCTATCGTTAATAAAGTAATGACTTGCTCCTTCTTTCCAACCATATAGAATTGGTTCGTGGATCCATTGGTAGTCTTGTCTACCTAGTGTAAAGTGGTTTTTATACCACACAAGAGTTTGAGCATATTTGAATCTTGCATCAGCCATTGCCTTTATAAAGTTAACTGTTTCTTTAGTTGAGTGGAACACATAGATTGGTCCACCTTTTTTTAATACTTCAAAACATCCTTTATAAAATTCTAATAAGAATTCATAGAACTCACTATCTGATAAATTATCATTTGCTATATCTCTACCATTTCCTGATATAGTTCCACCATAGTCAATGTTGTAAGGTGGATCAGTTACAATTAGGTCAGCTTCTTTATTATCTAGTACTTGTTTATAAAACTCTACCTTTGTAGAATCTCCACAAACTAGTCTATGGCGGCCTAAAATGTATAAATCTCCAAGCTTTGTTTTTGATTCAGAAATATTGTTTACTTCCTTTTCTGCATTAAAGTTATCTTCTTTAACATTTTCCATTGAACCACTTCCGTATAGTTCTTTTGCTTCTTTCAAATTAAACCCTGTTAATGTAATATCATATCCACTTACTTCAAGTTCTTTTAATAAATCTCCAAGTAATGCGTTATCCCATTCACCACTAATTTTATTTAGTGCAATATTCAAGGCTTTCTCCTGTTCTAAAGATACGTTAACAATAACACAGTCAATTTCTTCATATCCTAAATCAATTAAAACTTTTAATCTTTGGTGTCCACCTACTACAGTTCCTGTTCTTTCATTCCAAATAACTGGTTCAACATAACCAAATTCAGTTATGCTCTTTTTCAGTTTTTCGTATTCCTTGTCACCAGGCTTTAAATCTTTTCTTGGATTATAGCTAGCTGGTCTTAGATCTTCTATTTTCTTTTTTACTATTTCCATCAATTCCTCCTAAATTTGAGTAAAAGAAAAAAGCTAGCAACTAGCTTAACTAGTTTACTAACTCTTATTATATAAATTTTAAAATCATAGATTCTATGAATCTATTTAATTAATATTATCTATTTGTTGATAAAAATCGATTTTAGATATTCTTGCAAAATTGTCAATGCCATTATTTGGCTCATATATATTCATTTTGAAAAAACGAAAACTTATTTTATTTTCAAAATTGTATTCATTAAATACTTCTTTATTATTCTTGACATTCACTATTGATATCCATTTTTTTCCATCTATTGAAATTAAAATTTTATAATCTTTTGTAATATATTTTATATTAGTACGATGTTCGATTACAATTTTATTTACATCAATATTTCTATTAAAATCAATTTTGATCCAATGTTTTCTAGTTTTTGTATCGCTCATCCAAAAGTTAAAATAATTATCAACCTTTAGTTCAGAAAGGACACTTTTAGAAAAGAAAATCTTACTACCAATTATATATTCACTATCAGCAGTAACAATTGCATCATCACATATAATTTTTAAATTCTTGTAATACATATTTTCTTTATAAATAATTTTTTTACAAAACAGTCCAATTTTTTTATTATACGAATTTAAATCATATAAAATTTTTGTTAAATAATTCTCATTGATTTTTGAATTTTTAATTGAATTTTTAGCAATTATATTTACTATTTTTTCTCTAAGTTTTAAATAATCATTAGTAAAATTAATAAAATCAGAAACAAACTCTAAAGGTAATAATTTCTTTATTTCGTCAAATACTGGTTTAAAAGAATGAACAGTCGTTCTTCTAAATTGTTCATTTAAATATAAACTATCGTATTTTTTTCCATTTAACATTTGCTCAATTTCAATATATAGTAAATCTTTATTATTATTGAAATACTCTATACAATAATTAATAAATTCTATTATAAGCTTATCAATACTAACTTCTTCTTTACAAGTCATAAATTGAAAAAAACTATCGATTTCTCTTTTATTATCAAGAACAGCATATGTTTCATTATAAATATCTTCTAACATATTATACGTTAAATAATATTCTGAAAATGGTTGAGAAGATGTTAAGATGCTCAAAACATCTGAATTTATAGTGTTCTCTCTAATGTAAAATATATCTCTTGAATCATCATATCCATTAATGATAAATGAGTGATTCATTCTTTTTACATCTGAATTCTTATACATTATAGAGTAAAATAAAACAGAATTGGGTGTATTTATAATGACTGGATTTTCGCAATCAATTTTTTCTATTATCAGTGATATTAAAGTGGCAGACTCCAAAACTTTAATATTTTTTAATTTCAATCCAAATAAGTTTAAAATTTTTAATCTTACATATTCTTGATTGTAACTTAAAAAGTTTGAAAACAATCCCCAAAAACTACAATATAACTGAAAAAAATCTTTTTTATAAAATCCACTAACACCAGCTATATTATAATCTATGCAATTATTTACTTCCACAGAATACATGCCTATTTGATAATCAATATTTAATAATTTCATAATAACGCTTCCTATTCTCTTTGTGGTTTATTATACCAAATTGCCATATTAAATGTCAAGCAATTCATTTTAATATTTATATCAAATTTATAAAACGATAATTCCTCTTTCATTGTAAATACTATCTTTGTTTTCTCCACCACATCTGATTGCTCTATCAAGGGCCATTACTAATGCTACAGCACCATCTATTCTTTCTATCGATTTCTCTTTATCCATTTTGATATTTTCCGCTGAATCTTTTTTAACAACAACGTTATCAATCATCCATCGAAGTGGTACGTTACCACCATGTGCTATTTGGTGTTTTAGTACTAATCTTAATAGTTCTTTTGTTGGAAATGATAGTGATGCCATACCTTGACCAAATGGTACAACTGTAAAACCTTTATTTTCTAGGTTTTGACTCATCTGAACCGCTCCCCAACGATCATATGCTATTTCTTTAATATTGTATATAATTCCTAGTTCTTCTATAAACTTTTCAATATACTCATAATGAATTACATTTCCTTCGGTTGCTTTAATGTATCCAAGACTTAGCCAATCATCGTATGGCACGTGATCTCTCATTACCCTTTGAACTATTGTGTCTTCTGGTACCCAAAAGTATGGAAACACATAATAGTTGTCGTCTTCTTCAGTAGGCGGGAACACGAGCACAAATGCTGTGATATCAATAGA